ACGATCAGTATAAGTCACTGGCTGAAGGTCAGAACACTCTACGTGAAGATATTACCACGGGTGGTGAGGCCTTGCAGGACACTCTTACAGAGGGTCAGACAGGTATACAGGATAGTATCAACACTGGCTTTGGTAACATTGCAGAGAACCAGACTAGCCTTTCTACCGACTTAGGGGCTGGATTTAAGTCTATATCTGAAGGACAGACAGGCATCTCTGACACTCTAGGTGGAATGCAGACCTCCTTAGATACAGGTTTCTCTACTGTAGGTGAACAGGTAGGTACTCTAGCATCTGACACAGGGAAGGCATTGTCTGACCTAGGGACACAAGCAACATCAGGTTTCCAAGAAGTTAATACAGGTTTAAACCAAATCTCCTCAGACTTAGGCGGTGGTTTCAGTGACTTAAACAAGCAGTATCAAGGTCTAGGTGAGCAGTATGACAATATCAATAATCAGTTCTCTGGCATAGAAGACAGATTTTCTGGTGTTGGCGATAAGCTGTCTGGTCTTAATACTAGGTTTGATACGCTAGGCACGAATGTAGCACAAGGACAGGCAGATATAAGCAACCTAGTAGGCCAGTTTGGAGGTAGTCTAGATACCTATTATTCTGATCTAGCTAACAAGCAAGCACAGCAGCAAGCTGCCCTAGGTCAGTTACAGACAGGTGTAGCTGGGGTTCAGTCTGCCTATGATGCAGGTGAGAAAGCTGCTGTACAAGCTCGCAGCCAAATGGCTGACCAGATTACAGGTGGCTTTGACCAGACTATTGATAAGATTGCTACTACAGCAGATGCAGCCTCGGTAGCCCGTGATAATATGGCTTCAAGTATAGGCGGCTCTCTCGACAGTATCTCTGAAGGTACTCAACAGCAGTTCTCTGAGTTGGGTTCCACTATACAAGAAGGGTACAGCCAGCAGTCTGTACAGGCCCAGCAGCAAAAGATTGAATTTGCCAATCAGCTAGGATCAGTGCGTGAGTTACTACAGACCACAGGTGAAAGCCTCAACGATCAGACTAGAAGTAATTACAGCCAGTTAGTAGACGCATTTGATGCTCAAGGTAATCTGATCCAGCAAAGTGTCACAGAAACTGGCAATACCCTACAACGTGCTGTGGACGAGCAAGGTAATCTGGTAATTCAAGAAGTTGACCAAGCTGGCAGTCAGATTGCTTCTAATGGTCTAAACATCCAACAAATGTTGGCAGATGCAGAGACCTATAAAAACACCCTGAGTGGACAGATAGATGCAAGTGCAGATACTTTGAGTGAAGAAGCTACGGGTAATGCAGAGTCCATATCTAATCTTGTTAATAAGAATTACGGGGATACTGTAACTCGCTTAGAAGGCCAAGGTGACGCTTTATTTGAAAGATTAGGTGCCATGTCTTCACAACAGGACGTTGCCTTTGATGACCTTGGTCGCAAGGTTGACGCTAACCTGAATGATGTCCAGACAAGTATCCAAGATCAGCAAGGAACTATCCAAGCTGGTTTCGATCAACAGAAGGCCCAACTAGGCGGTCAGATAACAAACATGGCTACCCTAGCTTCTGGTATCTCTGACCTAAGCTCTGACCAAAAAGTTAAATTCTCTCAGTTAGGTCAGGCGTTTGACCAACAAGGGAACCTTATTAGAAACAGTGTAGATGCAAATGGAAACACTATTTCAAGGGCTGTAGACGAACAAGGAAACTTGATCCTACGATCCTTTGGCAAGCAAGGCGAAATCCTAGGTTCAAATGTTTTAAATATTCGTAACACATTGTTTGAGCTTTCCCAGATTAGCAATAGACCCGGTGGAGGTACGTTCTCTGGTCAACTATCTCCTTCCTACACAGAGGGGGTACAACCAGCCAATATTAATACAGGCTTAATGTCCCCTTATGCTCAGACCAGAGGGTAAGGATATGCCTGAAATAAACGAGTCTCGACTATCTCGTATAGAAAATAAGCTGGATAAACTAGCAGACGCAGTAGTCGCACTAGCCCGTATGGAAGAGAGGATGATTACACTCTTCAATCGTATGGAAAAATATGAAGGCCGACAAACTCATTTAGAGGGTGAGTTGGACGAGATCAAAGACATAGCTTACTCAGTTAAGTTTGCTGAAAGAGTATTCTGGATTGTTCTCACTGCCGCAGTCGGTTCGGTATTTTGGTATTTTAGACAATGATGATTCCTGAACAAGTAAGTCAGGCTTCTGTTAATCTTATTAAGCGTTTTGAAGGATTAGCAAAGGTCACAGCAGAAGGTGATGTTAGAGCATATCGCTGCCCAGCAGGTCGCTGGACTATTGGTTATGGTCATACAAAAGGTGTTCGCTCTGGGCATCGTATTTCTATTGAAGACGCAGAAGAGCTATTGCTAGGCGATATTGAAGTAGTAAGTTCTTATGTACGTCAGGTGGTAGAAGTACCCCTAACACAGCCACAGTTTGATGCTCTAACCTCATTTGTATTTAACATCGGTATTACCAACTTTAAGCGCAGTACACTTTTAAAGCGTTTGAATGCTGGCAAGTATGGTGACGTACCCTACGAAATGGTTAAGTGGGATAAAGCTACTATTGAAGGTAAGCTAACAGTCCTACGAGGTCTTACACGTAGACGTACAGCAGAGGCTGCATTATTCACTATGGATGCTCCTCTAGCAGATGAAGGTGGTGCTATGATGCCTCAGAAGGTATCTTGTGCTGCTACAAAACCTCTAACTCAATCAAAGACATTAGCTGGTGCAGGTATTGTAGGTGCCTCTACCTTATTGCAGGAAGTGGCCAGTAAGCTACAAAGCCTGACAGCATACAGTGAATACATTCAATACCTATTCTTAGGTGTCTCTCTTATGGGCATTGCCTTAGTTGTTTACAGCCGAGTCAAAGACCATAAGGAGGGGATACACTAGTGCTATTACTATGGTCGAAGATCAAAGGAAGCATTGCGTATATCTTAATGGGTGCCGCAAGCATCCTAGTACCAGTTCTATATATTCTAGGACGTAAGGATGGTGCTGCTAAAGAGCAAGTATTGAAAGCAGAAGAAGCCGTAAAAGCAGAAAAAGAAAGGGCTGAATTTTATAAAGAGATGGGAGAGCAGAAGGATGAAGTTAATCGCAACAAGCCTACTGGCAAGCATGACCTTGTTAACAGGCTGCGGGACAACGGTCTATAAGACTCAAGTAGAAGTCTACTGCCCTACTCTTATTGAATACCCTGTTGAATTTAATAATGGCCTTGCTGACGAATTAGAAGCAATACCAGAAGAACAAATCAAGAACACTACAGAAGCCCTATCCGACTACGTAGCCTTACGGGATGAAATAAGAGCCTGTATCAAACAAAGAGATAAATAATGGTTGAACAAAATCCTCCTATGCCTGTTCAAGTGACTGCTGGACAGCCTCAGACAGACAATCAAATAAACATTGCTGACTACGCAGGACAGTTAGTCGGTGATCCCTCCATGTTTATGACTACCGATAATCCTAATACTACAGGGATTAATGAGAGCATGTTCTTGTCAGATCGTAATACTACGGCTGATGCTAATGCGGCAGGCACTAACATTAATGCAGGTGCTAATGCATTCCAGATGACTAATGATGCACTCAATGCTACTGCTACAACTGTAGGAGATGACGTTCAGCAAGCGCAGACTACAACTGCACCTACTGATGTAGCTTCCTATGATGCACAGCAGACGTTTGATGATGTAGCACAGCAAGGTATGGATGCCTTCCAAGGGCAAGTATCTGAGGGTGCTAAGATAGACGCAGATGAAGTACCACAGGCTGACATGCAAGGTGCAGCCACAGGTATGAATGAAGATGGTACAGTAAACTATCTTGGTGATGCTCTAAAAGACTACGCCTCTCAAAACATCTCTAATGTAATCGACACATCTACTGTATCAGGTAAGCTACTTGCACAGCAGCTAGGTGAAGGTAACTACACAGACTCCAAAGCAACCATTACAGGTCAGCTAGACATTCTAGCAGCTCAGTTTGTTGATGAAGCTACAGGTGAGCCTAAGATTCCTACATGGGCAGCAGGCACAGCTCGTAATGTATCTCGTATTGCTGCATTCAAGGGTGTTACAGGTACAGCCGCTACGTCCGCAATGGCACAAGCAATCATGGAAGCAACTATTCCTATTGCTGAGAGCGAAGCAGGTTTCTTCCGTTCTGTTACCTTACAGAATTTAAGTAACAAACAACAATCTACAATAAATAGGGCTAATGTTTTATCCAAGATGGAATTAACCAACTTAGATAATCGAATGGCCTCCGCTATTCAAAACAGTAAGAACTTTATCCAGATGGATTTATCCAACATGGATGCTGAAAACCAAGCTAGGGTTATCAACACTCAGGCAAGGGTACAAAGTATCCTAGAAGATTCTAAAGCTGTTAACACCCAGCGCATGTTCACTGCCCAAGAGCAGAACCAATCAGATCAGTTTTATGACAACCTGAATGCAAGTATCGAGCAATTCAATGCCTCTCAGGTGAATAGCATGAAACAATTTGATGCTGGTGAAGAGAATGCAATATCACAGTTCAATGCTAACTTAGAAAACAACCGAGAGCAGTTCTATAAGAACATGCAGTATAACATTGAAGTATCTAACGCTAAGTGGCGACAAGAAGTTACTCTCAATGAAGATCGTCAGAATTTTGAGGCTGCTACTAGGGATGTAGCTGCAATGCTAGACATCTCTTCAGATCAGTTATCAAACATCTGGGATAGGTCAGATGCGTTACTGGATTACGTGTGGAAGACTTCTGAAAACAGTAAAAACAGATCGCATGAGATAGTCAAACTGAAGCTCAAAGGCGAATTAGACGAGGCAGCAGCAGATGCCGCAGGTACAGGTGCAGCAGTTGCAGGCGTGATTACCAATGCAGGCGACTTATGGGAAGTTGGGAAAGATATTTGGGATTTAATTTTTTAAGGGTTTATTCTTATGACATTTGAAGAAGCAGTACGGAACAGTATCCGACAATATTATAAGGGTTTTTCTCCTGAAGCGTCCCTAGGCACTGACGAGCAAAGCACTGAATATACTCCAGAATATTTCAATGACGTTGAGAATGAAATGTTTGGAGAAGTAGAGGCTGAAGAAGGCCAAGAGGTAACTAAAGATGCGTGAGATGATTGATGGCCCTATTCCGGGTGAGAACTTCACATCAGACACTAAGAACTATCCTTGGCATCGTCCTCCTGAGTTAACGACTTATAATGATGCCATTGAGTATTCTATTGATAAGCTGACATCAGAAGAAACATCCCAAAAGATTTTAACTCTATTAGAAGTAGGTATGTCTGTAGCAATGCTTACAGATATATTCGTTACACAAGGTATCGGCAAAGGTAAGTGGACACCAGACTTTGCTATCTTAATTGCTGGCCCAGTAGCACGTTGTATTGAGCTAATGGCTAAAGCAGCAGATATTGAATACGAGATGGGTATAGACAAGCGCCCACCTGTAACAGCCGAATATTTAAAAGCTCTAGCTGAAGAGAGCCAAGAAGTAGAAGTAGACCAAGAACAGGTTGAAGCAGCTTCTGAGGCCGTAGAAGGCGTTGAGAGCGAATTACTATCTGAGGGTGTACCAGAGGGTGCAGTTGGCCTTATGGCACCTCAGAGCGAGTCTACGGGCCTTACAGAGGGTGTAGCATCTACAGACGAGCAGGACTCTATGCTGGGTTATGGTTCAGATGAAGTAGAAGACGAAGAAGAGGTATTAGCATAATGGGTTTTATGGCAGGATTTGGGCCAGCTTTTGCTGCTGGTTTAGAACGAAATGCAGATAGAAAGTCTAGGAAGCAAGAAATCCTACTAAGCTCTCGTCTAAAAGATATTCAAGATCGAACTACTGCATACACAAAAGCAAAAGCAGAAGATGCTGCTAACGTAAAATTGGCTAAGTCATTAGTTGAAATGGTTCCGGGCGCACCTAAAGAAGTGTGGAAGGATATGTATAGCAAACTAAGTTCGGGCGTACCACAAAGCTCTGTCTTAGACTTCTATAAGAATGTTGATTTCAAGAAAGTAGAAGAGCCCCCTGCCACTGTAGAGACAAAGGCACCAGCAGTT